ATCCCCGTTTCAGAGTGGCAAAATACAGATGCATACACCACAGACCATTTACAGGTGCTTGCACAGATTGTGCAGATCTGCACTCTCAAACGTGACTATGTTAATATCGGATATTATGCCGAAAGATTCAGACCTGTGACAGTTTAATTACTGTCACACATAAACCCCATTCTTACGGATGGGGTATTATAATTAGTACATAAGCAAAAGAGGTTTCCCACTCATGTCAACACTACATCACGATTCATTATATGAAACATGCTATGATGAAGCATGGATAGATTATGCAACCGCAAACAATCTAACACAGGATCAACTTGACGCAATCGATCAGGATTCTGAGTTAGGTTATTTACCAGAGATCGCAGATGAAGCACAAAGACGTTTTGAGGCATTGTGTCAATAATGGAATTATTCATTCTCATTGGTGGTTGCTATGCTCTTTACACTGTCGGAATGGCAATCGCAACTCATCTGGATTATATGGAAGTTGAAAGAGAAAGAAAGAAGGACAGATTATAAACTGTCACACACTCACTACACACCGTTGCTTATTCGGTTATAATAAGTACATAAGCAATTAAATCCCTCTCCAAATGAACAAAACTCAAAGAATAATGAATAGAATCGTCCAAGTTGACAACTTCCAAAATATGGCATGTTGTTGTGATAACTGGGATGAATTTGTAATCGAATTAGCAGAATGGGGCGTCGATGGATGTGCAAAGGTTGATTTTGATGATCCAGAGTTAGACATCCCCACACTTGATAGGTTTATCAAGGCAGAGAACGGATATGTAAGGGAGGTAGCATAATGAATGAATCTACCTATGCAGAAATTTTAAAACTTTATGATGAAGGGGACTTTGACCTCTTCGACTTAAAGTCCGACCTTTATTATCAGTTGTTTTATTCTTACAGAGGTGATGACTATGACAGTGAATAAACTGTCACACGTAGGGTTTATTTTAATCTCATTTGTGTTTATAATAAGTACATAAGCAAAGGTTCCCACACTATGCAAAAGTTTACAGAACAACAGATCTATGAAATCTGTTTTAAAAACAATCCACTTAAAGCAACAGCAAACTTTCCCCGTTGCCCATTTCCCCGCAAAACAATCAAAGGAGGAATCAAATGAACGGAATTAACATCGAACTCACCCCAAAGCAGTATGATTACCTATATGACGTAATCATGGAAGCATACTCAAACGATGTCGCAGAGCAAAAGGATTGGGACGTTCAGACGTTCGACAATCTCATTGATAACGTCTGTAATGGTAAATCTACCATATTATCAAACGACGTGAAAGGTATTATGCCACTTTGATTAGTGGCACACACTGACTACACACCGTTGCTTATTCGGTTATAATAAGTACATAGGGCAGAGTTAAAGGATGCCGATCCCATCAGCAACTCGGATCTACTTGTAAGACCCTAACCATTTTATCCCCCCCCTTCAACATGAGACTTATTGAACAGCAAATGAACAACGCAGTTAGAAACAAAATTGCGTGGAGCAAAGACAATACAGTTACAACTTTCTCAAGTGATTTAAAAGAGTGTTTCGTTTACCTACACGGCAACCACATCGCAACTTACAATTATGTTCTTAAGGAGTTGGAGTTGTTTGACGGTGGTTGGCAATCCAACACCACAAAATCCAGACTCAATGCACTATTACATGAGTTTGCTTATGGTTTCGGTGTGTTCCAAAAGAATTGGAATTGGTTTGTGAGTGACAGGTTAGGCAACGTCAAGTCCTTTCACTCTGGATTCACAGTTGATCAGGACTTTCTATTAGACTTCTAACAGGGTCATTCGTTCGTGTATCAGCAGTGGGGGGCGTTGATGCCCCCCTTATATAAAATCGCATGACACCCCTAGTCTACAAAGTGTTACGAAAGGCACAAATATATTTCACGACTCAAAAAAAATTTTCGCATATATAAAATCAAGTGTAAGGTTCACATTAATGAAAAAAAATTTTGACCAAATTTTTTCGACCATAGAGATCGATCCAGTTACAGACAGATATCACATTACAATACCAGAGGAGATAATCAATGAATTTGATTGGTATGAAGATTTAAAATTAAAGTGGAATATTGATAGTAGTGGTGATCTGATTCTAACAGAGGAGTCTGATTGACAAGCACTATATAATAGTATATAATTGAAATGAGTTACTTCTATTATGGCAAAAGGATTTACAGTAAAAGCAAAAACACCGACCAATGCTTCAAAGAAAAAGGTCGAAGAATGGGATTATGAGAGAGCAAGAGAATTAATAAAAGGAAAGAAGATAGTATTTTGTCTACCAGGTCGAGGAGTATCATACATATACTTAAAGAATTTTGTACAGTTATGTTTTGACCTTGTACAATCAGGAGCAAGTATACAGATATCGCAGGATTATTCATCAATGGTGAATTTTGCCCGTTGCAAGTGTTTAGGTGCAAACGTCCTTCGAGGACCAAATCAAATTCCGTGGGATGGAAAGTTAGAGTATGATTATCAGTTATGGATTGACTCTGACATTGTTTTTAATTCTGAAAAGTTTTTCCAGTTAGTTCTTGATGCCAATCCAGAAGGAGAGAGTGAGAGAAGTATTGTTGCAGGTTGGTATTGTACCGAAGATGGTAGAACCACATCGGTGGCACATTGGTTAGAAGAAGAAGATTTTCGAAGCAATGGTGGTGTGATGAATCACGAGACAATCGAAAGCATATCAAAACGTAAAAAACCATTCACCGTAGACTATACAGGTTTCGGATGGTTATTAATAAGAAAGGGTGTATTCGAACACGAAGGATTACCATACCCATGGTTTGCACCCAAGATGCAGGTCTTTGAGTCTGGTGAGGTACAGGACATGTGCGGCGAGGATGTCTCGTTTTGTCTCGATGCAATTGCAGCAGGATTTAAAATATGGTGTGATCCACGAATTCGTGTAGGACATGAAAAAACAAGAGTTATATAAAGTTCGAAAAGGGCAAGAGATTCTTGGAAAGAATCTGACAATCGAGGATTATTGTGATCTAATGGAGGATATTGCCCAAGAATTTTACGAAGGTAAATTTCCAAATCCTCTCGATTTAACAACTGAAATACAAACCGAGTACGAAGAATGAATTGTTGGCACTGTAAAACTGAACTAATATGGGGTGGAGATAACTCCATGGACGAATTAAATGATGGAGATGAGTCTGAATATGACTTCTTCTCTAATTTTACTTGTCCAAAATGTCAATCTTACGTTGAAGTCTTTCATCACAAATAATGTCTACACTAATTACAAACCTACCCTCATATGAAGTCTGGGTCAGAAAAGAATATTTAACCGATCATAAGAGTGGTCATGGTGAATTTGTCAAGGGAGTCTGGGTATCTGCCAAGAGTATACCTGGTCGTGCCTTTTATTTTGAGACTTATCTACCTGAGTATGCCGCCATGTTTGATAAGTTACCGATTTCTGCGTTTCTCTCGTCTCCAGAAATACCAGATCTTGATATGACTCTTCATAATCTACAATTTTGGAACTGCATGGACTATGGTGTGGTTGCCGTTCAGAAGCAGTTTATCGGATCAATGCACTATGAAGTCTATACAAGGGACTATGGCACTCAGACAGGCACATATATCTGTACATTAGACAACTATCATCAGGATGTAGACGCAGTTGACTACTCAACAAGTGAACAACCTGCCGAACATAAGTCTCATAACCTCTTAGAGCTTGACAATGGGCAGTTTTGTCTCTACCCAAACAATAGAATGAGGATTTATGACAACAGTATCACTCCTGAGACACCTAAGATTCCTGATTTTAAGGTATCAACCGTGTATTATCAGGTAGAGAATGGTCATGATCGTGATGGATTAGGTTCAGAAGAGAATTATTTCTGGAAAACTGCCAAAGAAAGATCTGTTGATACTAATATTGGAGCAGGAAATACTGCAACTGGGACTGTAAATATCAATATTGAACCAGAATTAGGATAAATATTCAAAAATATAGAAAAATGATTATTAAAGTTGACAAATCAGACGATTTTAAAGAAAAAAATAAAAAATTGATAAGTGAATATGATGGTCATGTCTATTATAATGATCAAGAAGATGAAAAATATGAAATTTTAAATGAGAATAAGGAAAAATAGTTAAATAAGAGGTATAAATAAATATAAAACTTGGTTCATGGCATATAATAGGGTGTCAAGAGCGTTTAAAGACATAAGTTTATCGTTTTCACCCCATCCAGTCACTAAAGATCTTCCGATTCTCAAAAATGAGGATGCGATTAAGAGGTCTGTACGTAATGTTGTTGAGACAATACCAACTGAAAAATTCTTTAATCCAGATTTTGGATCAGATGTGTATAAAAGTCTCTTTGATTTTGTTGATTTTGGTACTGCAAATATCATTCAGGATCAAATTGAAACTTCAATCAATAATTTTGAACCAAGAGTTGATAATGTACGGGTTGATGTTGACCCAAGACCAGATGAAAATGAGTTTGAGGTCACTGTCATATATGATATCGTCGGTCAAGAGTTCCCAACTCAAGAATTTACATTCATATTAGAATCAACAAGGTAATATGCCTTATTCAAATTTTACAAATCTTGATTTCGATCAGATAAAAACGTCAATTAAAGATTATCTTCGAGCAAATTCCAATTTTACGGACTTTGACTTTGATGGTTCTAACTTTTCAGTGTTAATTGACACGCTTGCGTATAATACATATATCACGGCATTTAACTCAAACATGATTGTGAACGAGTCTTTCTTAGATTCTGCCACTTTGAGACAAAATGTTGTGTCATTAGCGGGTAATATAGGATATACACCACGGTCTAGGACGGCAGCAGAGGCACAAATATCCTTTGACGTTACAATTAAAAGTGATGTAGGTTCTGTTACCTTAGAACCAGGTATAGTGTGCACTGGAGACGTAGATAATGAGACATACACATTTGCAATAACAGAGGCAATAAGTGCAAATGTTGTTAATGGCACTGCTAAATTTGAGAATATTAGTATTTTTCAAGGAACTTATCTAGAAAAAACCTTCAAGTATGATGGTTCTCTTGATCAAAGATTTATCTTAGACAATTCTTTTGTAGATACATCAAAAATTGTTGTTTTTATACGTCCATCTGGTCAAGGAATAGATACAGGTGTTCAGTATAACTTAGTAAATGATATAATAAACGTAGATTCTGAGTCAAAAATATATTTAATTAATGAAATCCAAGATGAAAAGTATGAATTAAAGTTTGGTGATGGTTTTTTTGGGAAAAAACTAGGAAATAATCCACTTGATGATGGAGATGAGATATTAGTTAGATATATTGTAACTGATGGGGAAGATGGTAACAATGCAGAAAATTTTGTATTCTCTGGAAAGTTAAAGTCAGGAGATATAGCAGTTAATTTTGAAAATCCTATAATTAATACTATATCTAAGTCTCAGAATGGTGGAAATATTGAAGCAATTGATTCTATTAAGTATTATTCACCTCTAAGTTACTCATCTCAAAATAGAGCTGTCACCGCAAGAGATTACGAAGCAATAATTAAGAAAATTTATCCAAATACAGATTCAGTATCAGTGATTGGAGGTGAAGAATTAGATCCTCCAGAGTTTGGAACTGTTGCAATCAGTATAAAACCTAAAAATGGTAATTTAGTATCTGATTTTTCCAAACAACAAATTTTATCTGGGTTAAAACAATATGCCATATCAGGAATAAATCAAAAAATTATAGATTTAAAGTTATTATTCATTGAAGTTAGATCAAATGTATATTATAACGATTCTGCGTTGTCGAGTGTGAATAATTTAAAGACAAATGTGGTAAATTCATTAACTCAATACTCAAAATCAATTAATTTAAATAAATTTGGAGGAAGATTAAAGTATAGTAAATTACTCAAAGTCATAGATGACACAGATCAAGCAATTACATCAAATATTACTCAAATTGTAATGCGACGAGACTTGCAATTGTCAATAAACCAGTTTGCACAATATGAATTATGTTATGGAAACAAATTTTTTGTAAATCCAAACGGATTTAACATAAAATCAACAGGATTTACTATTTTTGGACAATCTGGAACGTTATATCTCTCTGATGTTCCAAATTCAGATTTAAAAACAGGAATAATTCGAATAATTAAAATTTTAGATGATGGAAGCATCCAAAATGCAATCTCCTCAGCTGGATCAGTTGATTATGAAAAAGGTGAGATAAATATATCAACAATTAATTTTTTATCATCAACTGCACCGAATAATGTTATTGAAATACAAGCATTCCCAAGATCAAATGATGTTGTCGGATTAAAAGATTTATTTGTCTCTTTAGACATCTCAAATAGCACCATAAATATGGTTAGAGATGTTATCTCCTCTGGTGATGAAGTTTCTGGTGTAGAATTTATTAGAGATTTTTATTCATCGAGTTATCCAAATGGAGAAATAATTAGAAAATGATAGAAACTGGAATTGTAAGTAAAGTAAAAGTACAAGATGTAATAAGTAATCAACTTCCCGATTTTATCAGGGATGAAAGTCCTCTTACTGATGAATTTTTAAAACAATATTATATTTCACAGGAATACCAAGGTGCACCTATTGATCTTGCAGATAATTTAGATCAATATTTAAATATCAACAATTTATTACCAGAAGTCATAGTAGATAACTCTACTACAGTTGGTCTTACCACCATTGGTGCTAAAACTATCAAAGTTTCTAGCACAAAAGGATTCCCAAATCAATATGGTTTGTTAAAAATTGGTAATGAGATAATTACCTATACTGGAATTACCACAAATTCTTTTACTGGTTGTGAACGTGGATTTAGTGGTATTACTAGCTATCATTCAGATTCAAATCAAGAGGATTTAGTATTCAGTTCTTCATCTGCATCAGAACATAAAGACTTATCCACAGTTCAAAATTTAAGTTCTTTATTTTTAAAAGAATTTTATAAAAAATTTAAGAAAACTTTTTTACCAGGATTAGAAAGCACAGATTTTCAATCAAATTTAGATGTAGGTACGTTTATAGGGGAATCAAGATCTTTATATCAGACTAAAGGCACAGATGAGTCTTTTAGGATACTTTTTAATGTCCTGTATGGTTTAACACCTAGAGTTCTAAATTTAGAGGAGAGATTAGTAAAACCATCATCCGCAAATTATGTCAGAAGAAGAGTTTGTGTAGCAGAATTATTATCAGGAAATCCTATACAATTACAAGGACAATCTCTTCTGAAGGGATTAACAGGGCAAACTTTGTTTAGAAGTGATCTTGATAGTAATAAAAATGCATCAATTTCAGAAATAGAACCATTTGAGAGAAAAAATTCAGGTATATCTGGAATTACAACTTATTATAAGATAGGTTTATTTGTTGGTTATGATGAATCTGCAGATGTAGCAAACGATTTTGTAATTGTTCCAAATACAAGATCATTAGAAAAAGTATCAATAGGATCAAGTATAATAAATGTTGACTCTACCATAGGATTTGGTACAACAGGAACCATTATATCAGGATTAAATACCATTACATATAATGGCAAAACAATTAATCAATTTCTAAACTGTACAGGAATTGGTGATACGATATTTCCCGTACAAAATATTAGATCAGATATTACTTATTTTGGATTTGAGGATGGTGATGTAAATAGGAAAGTAACCTTAAGATTGACAGGTGTTATCTCAGATTTTGAGCAGGAAGGGAATATCGATGTAAATGAGGGGGAGTTAATTTCTATACGTAGTTTGGGTGATAAAGTAGAAAATAATAATGAATCATATAAAGAAATATTTTGCAATTCTTGGGTTTATAATACTAGATCTTCATTTTTTATTGATAGTATAGATGGATCACAGTACACACTTTTAACTGATGTTGATAAATCATCTTTAAAGAAGGGTGATTTAGTAGAAATAGTGGATAAAAGAAATAACGAAATAGTTGTTCCTTTTGATAATAGTACATCACCACATGTACAAGATTTTGCATCGGTTGGAATTGGACAAAGTTCAGTAACACTTTCTGGCACTCAATCTAAATTAAGTACGTTAATTGACAAAGGAATTATTAGTGATGCTAGTGAGATTGTTAATTTTAAGATAAGAAAAGTTCTTAACAAAGCTTCCAGTGATGGTGCACCTATAGAATATGGTAATGATGTTATAATATCAGATATATTAAATGTTTATACTGATAAAAAATCAGAAACTGCTTATGTTGCATCAAATTCTCTCCCATCGTTTATAGATAATAATAATGCAAGTATATCGAAAAAAATCAATATAAACACAAAAAATATTTCAATCAATTTATCTGTAAATAATAGTATTAGTGGTGATTCTGGTGATGAAACAGATTTTTCAACTATTAATTTTGAGTCTAATGTTCCTTTTGATACTGGAGATAAAGTATTTTATTCGCACTCAGATGGTGACGGACTTATTGGCATTGAGACTGGTTCTTACTTCATTAAAAAAATAGGATCTAAAAGTATAAAATTATTTACATCACCCTCAAATATAGATGGTGGTAGAAATCTAACATTCACTAAAAATTTAACTAATGGTATTATAAGTTTTGTATTATTTTCTCAAAAATCATCTATTATAGGTGCTCAAAAACTACTTAAAGAATTTCCATTAAATGAAAATATATCTAATGGTGAAAATGAGTTGACAGACATTGGACAAACTGGAATTCTAATTAACGGTGTTGAGATTTCTAATTATAAATCAAATGATAAAATTTATTATGGTCCTTTAGAAAATCTTCAAGTTTTAAACAATGGAGAAGATTACGATGTTATTAATTTACCGAATATTGTAATATCAACTGGTGTAGGCACCACAGCTTTAGCACAACCTGTCATCAGTGGAAAAATAAAAAACGTTTCTGTTGATCCTCAAAATTTTGATATAACAGAGGTTATTTCTATTGGTGTTACTGGTGGAAATGGTTCTGGATGTGTTTTAGAACCTGTAGTTGGAGAGAGATTTAGAGTCGAATTATTTAATACTAACACTAAAACATCAAGTGAGTCTAGAAGTGGTATAAACACCTCAGATGAAAGGATAGTATTTTATAACGATCATAATTTTCAAACAGGAGATCCAATAATATATGATTCATTTAATAATTTAGGAGTGGGGACAGGGGGTTCAGGTTCACTTGTATCCAACTCTATTTACTATCCATACGTAGTAAACTCTAAAACAATTACTCTTCATAAAACAGCAGAAGATGCACTCTCAGGAGGAGGAATTAATAAAATCAACTTTGATGGTAATAATATTTCTGGTAATCATGCATTTAAAGTTGGTTTAAGAAAAACTTTAATAGATGTTAAAGTAATTGAAGAAGGTGATGGATATACAAATAGAAATTTAAAGATTAATCCCACAGGAGTTTCTACACATAATGACAGTATCAATTTCGTAAATCATGGATTCCAAGATGGTGAAGTTGTTGAGTATTTCGGTAATATTTCAGGATTAACTCAAGGAAATAGTTATTACATATTAAAAATTGATAACGATTCATTTAATTTAAGTGATGCTGGAATAGGTGCTACCATTGCATCTAATTACATTAGACGTAAACAAGTAAATCTTATTTCTAATGGTGTAGGAATTCAAACTTTTAAATATCCTGATATAAAAGTTTTTGTAGATTATACAGGTACCACTCCTAATCCTCCATCCTTCACTGTAGTTCCAACTGTTAGAGGATCAATCGATCAACTATATTTGTATGAATCTGGAACTGGTTATGGATCTACTATTACTAACAATCATAAAAAACCAATCATAACCTTAGAAAATGGTGTTAATGCTTCATTGATACCTAATATTATAAATGGTAAAATTGATAGTGTTAGAATTGTTGGTGGAAAGCAGTATTACTCAATTCCTGACCTTGTTGTTACAGATCCTACGGGATTAGGTGTAGGTGCTGAGTTGAGAGCTGTTTTAGGTGTAAATCCAATATCTTTGGAACGTCAAATTTCTGATGTTATTATTATAAATCCTGGAATTGGATATTCTACTGACACTACGATAACAGTTAAATCTGCGGGTAGAAATGCATTTTTTGATGCAAATGTAAGATCTTTAACGGTTATTAAAAATAATGTTGAAGATGATTATCAACTATTGGAAGACTCTCAAAATAAATTAAAATATTCAGTTACTGGTTATGATGTCTCACTCTTAGGATCATCCAATTTAATAGGTTGGGCATATGATGGAAATCCAATATACGGACCTTTTGGAAGTGATGATCCCACAAAGAAAAATGATTTAAGTAAAAAATTACAATCTGGTTATAAAAAAACATCTGATATAATAGATCGACCACCTGTAGATAGTAAGATTGAATTTATAGAAGATTATGTATTCGATAATTCAGGTGATTTAGACAAACACAATGGTAGATATGAAGTCACATCAGATTTCCCAAATGGTGTATATGCTTATCATGCCACTGTTGAAGATAATAATAAACCAAGATTTCCATATTTTATTGGAAATACATATAAATCTAAAGTAATAGAAAATAATATTAATGATGTAAATCAAGATAACTTTGATTTTAACAATAGTGGAGTTCTTAGAAATACTTTTCCTTATAAAATTGGAGAAAAATCTGGAGATAATGATTTCATTGTTGAGACAAATGAAATCGAAGATCAAAAATTACAAATTGAATCTATAATATCATCTTCAGTTACAGGATTTGATATTATTAATGGTGGTATTAATTATAAGGTTGATGAAGTATTAAATTTCGATGAGGAGGGAACATCAGGAAGTGGTTTAATATCTGTCATATCAAAAATAGACGGAAAAGTAATTGATAAAATCGAAACCACAACGGAGAAAAAAGAAAATACCACAATTACTTGGGGAAACAATAAATTAAATTTCTTTACTGAAGGTAATCATAATTTTGATACAAATGACTTCATCGTATTATCTGGTTTATCTACTGATATATCAAAACTAAATGGTACATTTAAAATTAATGTAGAAAAGTTTGAAACAACCACTATATCAACAATTACAGCATCACCAAGTGCTGGTGTAACAACAGACATTTATGTTTCTGAAATTCCATCATTTGTATCAATTGGTAGTAGTATTATTATTGGAAGTGAAACTTTAAAAATTCTAAACGTCTATGATAATTTAAATGTTTTAACAGTTCAGAGAGATTTTGGATCATCTTACTCTTCAATCCATCCTAAAGGGTCTAATGTTACTTATATACCGAATAAATTTACAATTAATAAATCCATAGATCAATTTGATTCTGTAAATAATAGGAAAATATTTTTTAATCCAGAAGAATCTATTGGAGTTACAACAGCTGATGGATCTGAAATAAGTAAAACATTTAATTTTGCTGGTAATATTATAAAAAGAAATATTCCAGTAAAACAAATTTACATTGAGAATCATGGACTTAAAACAAATCAAAAAATTAAACTAACACAACCATCTAATGCAAATATCAGGATAACAACTAATAAAGGTCTTAGTGATTTTCCTATTCCAGAAACATTATTTGCAGTCAATAAAACAATTAATACCATTGGAATTAAAACTGAAATAAATGGAGTAGAAGTTCATTTTTCAGATTCTTTAAATTCTTTCGGTGATAATGATACATTTTTCTTCGAGACACAATTTGATAATGTAACTTGTAAAGTAGAAAAGATAAAAGCAGAAATAACAACAAAAACTGCACATGAATTAGAAACAGGTAGTAATATTTCCTTAGTAGTACAACCTAATTTATCAGTGGGTATTGGTACATCAACACATGTAAAAATATTCAGAGATGAGTTAACTGGTAATATATTGATTAACAAATTAAATTTTTCTAATCTTGGTGTTAATACAACTACAAATTCATTCAATATAGAAAATCACAATTTAAGCACAGGGGAAAAAATAAAATATAGTGCTGACATTCTACCTGAAGGATTAGAGAATAAAAATTATTTTGTTTACAGAGTTGATGATAACAATATAAAGTTATGCGATACTTTTATAGATTCTCAAAAAAATATTCCTAATGTAGTTGGTTTTGGCACAACTGGAGGCACCACTCAATCTGTTGCGTTAATTAACCCAAGTTTTAATGCAATAAACAACAATGATTTAAAATTTGACTTATCTGATTCTTCAGTAAATGGGTATAATTTTAATTTATATACTGATGATAAATTTATTAACAAATTTGTAAATGTAGGTGGGTCATCAACCACATTTAATGTAATCTCAGTTGGATCAACATTAACAGTGGGTTACTCAACTAATTTACCTAATATTTTATATTATAATTTAGAAAAATCTGGAACAATTAGTACAGTTGATAGTAGTGTACAAAATTATTCTAGAATTGAATACGTTAATAGTAGTTATAATCAAGATTATTTGATTACTAAAGTTGGTATTAATACGTTTAGTATATTTTTAGATAAAAATCCAGAAAAATTATCATATTTAAAATCTGAATGTGATGTATTAAAATATAGCACAGCATCTAAAACAACATCAGGTTCTATAAATTCGATTAATATAATTTCTGGTGGTGCAGGTTATAAAAAACTTCCAAAATTTATTGGTGTTGGTTCTAGTTCTTTAGGTGTTGGTGCGATTATCAAAACCAAATCTAATGATGTTGGTAATATTGATAAAATCAGAGTTTTAAATGAAGGATATGAATACTCTTCAGATAATACATTAAGACCTGAAAGTTTAATTGCATCGAGTGTAAATATAATAAATTCATCAACGATAAGTGATGTTACTGTGGTAAATGGTGGTTCTGATTTTGTTGACCCACCTAACGTAATCATTGTTAACACTGATACGGGATTACAGATAGAAAGTGGATTTTTGGAATCAGTATTGCTAGAAAATAGTATTTTATCAGTAAATGTAATTGAAGCACCTGTAGGACTACCTGATAATCCTGTAACAATAAGAACTACTAATAATACAAATGGTATTGTAATAACAGATGTTTTATCAAATAATACAGGCATCTTTACATGTAGAATCGCTACACCTACTCCTGTATTTCCTGTAAATCCATTCGCTGAAAATGATAAAGTATTCATTGAGGGTATTCAGAAAGTAGGAACTGCTGGATCTGGATTTAATTCTTCTGATTATGGATTTAATCTATTAAAGGTTACTAAGTATGAAGATAATGTAAACTCACAAGGACAAGTAACAATTGATGTTACAGAATTTACGAATGATACAGGAAC